GTTCTAATACTGTACCAAATAGTTGTACTGGATATAGTGGCTCTGGCAGAACTCCTGGCAACACTAGTAGCGCACTCTGGGATGGCTCTAGCGGATTTGGTGGCATTGCACCAGCATCAGGTGGTTCCATTACAACACCAGACGGTAGAATCGTAATCGTAGCATAATATGACAATACCATATGAGTTGTTATTTGGCGTAGATGTAGCTATTAAGAAACTACGTCCTGGGGCAAACTTTCAACTAGAAGGCACACGTTTTACACAATGGTCCTGTCCAAACAATACAGAGCCACCTGCTTGGGAAGAAGTTATAGCCCAGTTAGAATTAGATCAAAAAGCCTACGAAGATTGGCAACAAAATAATTTGACCTTGTAATAAAACTGTTATATACTAGCGTTACTTTAGGAGACGCTATGATTATAGGTGTGTGCGGTTTTATTGGTTCGGGCAAGGATACTGTTGCTGATTATCTTACTAACTTTCACGGTTTTCGACGAGAATCGTTTGCTAACAGCCTTAAAGATGCAGTAAGTCAGGTCTTTAGTTGGGATCGCACTATGCTAGAAGGGCGCACTAAAGAAGCTCGTGAATGGCGAGAGCAAGTAGATCCTTGGTGGGCAGAACGCCTAGCTATGCCACATTTAACACCACGTTGGGTCTTACAATATTGGGGCACAGAAGTATGCCGCAAATCATTCCATGATGATATTTGGATTGCTGCCTTAGAAAACAAACTCCGCAACTCAAAAGACGATATTGTAATCAGTGATTGCCGTTTTCCTAACGAAATCAAATCGATTAAAAATGCCGGTGGTAAAATCGTCTGTGTAGAACGTGGAGTTCGCCCCCATTGGTATGATATTGCTATTCAAGCAAACAAGGGAAGTGCTAATGCTCAAGATTGGCTTAAAAAGGAAGGCATCCACGCCAGTGAAACTAGCTGGGTAGGAACTGCATTTGACTACACACTAAACAATAACAATACCATTGACGATCTTTATAAACAGGTTAAAAATCTGGTACAAGATCCCCTTGACGCCAACGAACTCCCTCTTTATGAAGTACCCGTTGGCAGTTTGCACACACAGTCTTGAGATTAGCAGGACGGCAGTTGTTTAAATCGCCGTCTATGTGAAAGACATTAAACTGCTCGTGGTGTTTGCTCTTATAACCACACTTCTCGCAAGTATCTTTCTTTCGATAGCCTAGCTGATACCAACGTGGTTGGCTAGGTGTTGTGCCCCTAGCACATCCATCACACTTGGTCCTATAGAAAGCCTTGTTGTCTTTGTAGTAGTTGACAGCACAAGGCTTTTCTTTACATATATTGCATAGTGGTCGCATGATATATTTATACTAGCCCTTTTTCTGCCCTTTTCTCAGTGTTATAAGTAGCTGTTTTACCAAATACCTGCTAAATATTAACAGTAAGAAGGAGACCATAAAATGGCTTTAACATCACCAGGCGTACAGGTTTCTGTAATCGACGAGAGCTTTTACACAACCGCCGAACCAGGTACAAGACCCTTGTTTATTGTAGCGACAGCCGCTAACAAGACACCGTCATCTGGAACAGGAACAGCATTAGGAACTACTTCTGCATATAATGGCAGAGTATGGACAATAACTAGCCAGCGCGAGCTAGCTGAAACATTTGGCGACCCAACATTTAAGATTGACACTAACAACAACCCAATCCATGCTGGCGAACTTAACGAATATGGCCTACAAGCCGCTTATTCATATTTAGGAGTTAGTAACTCTGCATTAGTTATCCGTGCAGAACTTGACCTAAATGAACTATTACCGGGCGCTGATGCTCCAGGTGGTGATCCAGAAGATGGTACTTTCTGGTTAGATACTGCTAACTCAACATATGGTATTTTCCAATGGGACGGACGTTCAGCAGTAGCTGGTGGACAGACATTTACCAACAAGAAACCACTTGTTTCTACAGATGGAACTTTCCCAAGTGCAGCCGCAACTGCCGCTGGAACATATCTAGTAATAGCAGGACAAGAAGGTGACGAAGAACTAGTTGAAATCTATTACAGAAGTCAATATGCAACAACTGGTGCAAACACTGACCCAAGTTGGGTATTAGTCGGTAGTGATGAATGGGCAACTGCTCATCCAACAATCACTGGTACAGGTACTGCTTGTACAGCAGGTGATAGCCTAACACTTAATGCAGACACTATCGTTAGCACATCAGGTACTACACTAGCAAGTCTAGTAACTGATATCAATAATCTAGAAGCTAACTTTAATGCTCGTGTTAATGATGCAGGCAAGTTAGAGATTTTTGCTACAGACGCTCAACTAGACAGTATTGCAATCAGTGGCGATTCTGCACTATTACAAGCTATCGGTATTACAGCTGGTACATATAAGGTACCTAAGCTAACAATCAGCAAGCACACAGAAGTTCCACAGTACAAGTCAAGCGGACAAGCTCGTCCAACAGGTTCTGTATGGATCAAGACTACTGAGCCAAATGCAGGTGCAAGATGGCGTGTTAAGAAATACAATGCGGCAACTATGCTATGGGAACAAGTTACTGCTCCTATCTATGCTGATGACGCGGCAGCTAATGCAGGATTAGATCCTATCGGCGGCGGTGCTAATATTGTTGTTAACTCTGTTTATGTAGACTACAGCACTACACCAAGTGCTAGTTTTGTAGTTAAGCGTAGAAATACAACTAGCTCATGGGTTACTATGCCAGCTAGCGGAACAAATCAGTATTATTTCATCAGCGATGATGCTCCAATGACATTAACAGCTGACGGCAAACTATGGTATAGTTCTGTTGTTGACGAAATTGATATTATGGTAAAAGATGCGTCAACTTGGGTTGGCTACGCAAATATGTACGAAGGCGTAGATCCAAATGGACCAATCGTAAGCCCAACAAAACCAAAAACACAAAGCGATGGAACTACTCCACTAGTAGATATGGACCTATGGGTTGATACTAGTGATTTAGAAAACTATCCTTTACTAAAGCGTTACAATGATGCGTTCAAGCGTTGGGATCTAGTTGATTCAACTGATCAAACAACAGAAAGTGGTATTGTATTTGCTGATGCACGTTGGTCAACAAGCGGTGCAGATGACATGCCAGCTAGCATTGCTGACTTGTTAACTAGCGACTTCTTAGACTTTGATGCTCCAGATCCTGCACTATTTCCACAAGGTATGTTGCTATGGAATACACGCCGTTCAGGATTTAACGTTAAGAAGTTTGTACAAAACTACGTTGACGTAACTGCTGACAATCAGCGTCAAGAAGATGCTAGCATGGCTGCTTACTATCCACATCGTTGGGTAACAGAAAGCGGCAACCAAGCAGACGGTTCAGGAAGTTTTGGTCGTCACGCACAGCGTAAGGTTGTTATCCAAAGCCTACAGGCTCTTGTTAACAGCAACGAAGCAATCCGTGATACAGAACGTAACGGCTTTAACCTATTAGCTACTCCAGGATATCCTGAGCTAATCGGCGAAATGATTAACTTAAACAATGATCGTGGTCTAACAGCGTTTGTAGTTGGCGATAGCCCAGCTAGACTAAACCCAAGCGCAACAAACTTAAACAACTGGGGTACTAACCTAGCTGGTAGTTTACAAGACGATGATCAGGGTCTAGTTAGCAGAGATGAATACATGGGCGTATTTTACCCATGGGGCTTCACAAGCGACAACTTTGGACGCGACATTGCAGTTCCTCCAAGTCATATGATTTTACGTATGATTGCATTGAACGACCAAGTGGCTTATCCATGGTTTGCACCAGCAGGAACACGTCGTGGTGGCATTACTAACGCAACAGCAGTTG